ACTTACACCAGTTCTGGTGGCAACGAAGGTAAGTGTGACGTAGTTGATAGACTTAGCTGGTTTCAGGAAGATATCAGCTCTAAACTCATTATTATCAATTACATCAGGAGTGTTATTCGTTTCATCACAGATAACAAGGAATCCATAGAGTCCTCTCTTTGCCTGAATGTCACGGAGATATGGTTCAACAATGTTGACGAAGTTTGCTCTTGTGATCTGATCATTCAGTTCAAAGAGTTGTGCTTCTGCCGACTTCTGAAGTGCTTGCTCAACTGTAAGGAACAGTCTGCGAACGTTAATTCTATCGAAAGCAGAAGCATAACCAAGAGCAGTCTTATCTCCAAAGAGAAGAATACCAATTCCTGGTTGATTTACAATCGCATTAACTCTTTGAGGATACAGTTGATCTCTTTGAGCCTTGTTAGGATTATATGCAAGTTTGATTGCGTTATTCAGAATTCCTCTTTGTTGTCCTGCAGGGGAGAACCATGGGAAGGCAAAGATGGAAGTTCTTACACACAGACCAGCAACATCTGCGTTACATGGAATGTAACGGAATTTGTTATTGAATCTGTCATAAGTGTACTTATATCCACTATCAAAGATTGCATAAGATGATGAAGAAAGTGAACTGAAGAACTGAATTACGTTATTGGTTTGTGTATCTGTGTTTGTGATAGGACCACCATCACCTTGAAGAAGATCTGCTTTGTGTGGTGAAATAACAGCAATACAATCTTTTCTATTATTTGCAATAGAAATCAGTTGATTTGCCTTTGCCTGTGACTCAAACTTATTGCCCATTCCAGGACCCATGATCAGGTAATCGACAGCAATTTCATCCTTATTTGAGAAGAGATTGTATGATGTAAAGAGATTTCCGAGAGATGCAGTCATTCCATTTGTTGAGGAATAATCAACACCACCACCTAAAGCATAAGTTACATTGCCCAGTGAACTAAATGTTATGCCTTGAGCAAGTTGGTTCCACTGACCAGCACCTTCTGTGATTTTAGTAAATCCTGAAGAGAAACCTTCTGCAATTGGAGTTGTTCCGTGATATGTGTCATCACCTGTTGAAGGATTGTCACCAACATAAACATAAGATGAGAAGAGTGCAAGATAATCCTTCCAGAAAATCTTCTGAGGTGCATTAACTGCAGAAACAGTATCAGTTGCCTTAGAAAGATTAAGATGCTTTTCTAAGAGATTGCCCTGGATACCAGTTACTGAACCAGTATCATCAACGATAACTACGTGCAGAGCATCATTTTTACCCTGTCTATCAAGAACATATCCGTTGCTGATTGGTTTAGGTGCAATCGAACTCCAGAAAATTGTAGTATTAGTAAGATTCAAAGTTTGTGAATCATACCAGTCTGCCACGGTTGTAACAGCAGAAACTGTTCCGTTTCCTGTTGCAATACCAGAGTTATTGTAGAAAGTGATTGAATCTGATGCTTGGAATGATGCGTTTGCATTTCCTTGAGCATAAGAAATTGGATATTCGGTCCCGTTGTCTGTTGTCGCCGTAGAAACTCTGGACAGAACTTTAATATCAATTGAACTGGTTCCAGTTGTTGAAGCAGTAGAAACACCAGTAATAATACCCTTGATATATCCGTTGAATCCTGTGGTTGAACCAACACCAGGAATGACGGCATTTACAAGAGGAGTTGTAACACCATATCCAATAATTGCACCAGCAGCACTTGGATTAGTAGTAGTGATTCCAAGTGTTTGATCTGCCTTGTCATCAATCATGCAGACCTTGAGGTTATTTGCCCAAGAACCTGGATTCTTTGAGGCAAATACATAATCCGCAATATCGTCAGCATAGTTTGCTTGATAATCATCAAAGTTCTTAATCTTTAATGAAGTTGTATAAGCAAAACCTACACCTGCGTTTGCATTTCTTAAAGTTGTGCCATCAGTTCTTACAACCTTAAGAACACCACCATATGAAAGGAATGATGATGCACTCATCCAATACTCGTACTGGCCATCCGTAGAGAGTGGTTTTCCGAATACATTAATGAGTTCTTGTTCTGTGGTAATGTCAATTGCGTCGTCAACTGGACCAATTGAGAAAGGACCCGCAATTGCTCCAATATTATCTAAAACATTATCAGCTCTCCCTACAGTTAAATCAACCTCTCTGACGAGCACGCCTGGAGATAATTGAGGAGTCGCCATGTTTTTCTCCTGATACTTCAGTTTGTCTGAAAATATTTATTAAAATTGACTTTTTAGGTGGGGAAATGGTGCATGAACACCTACCAATCAGGGTACGACCAGTCCGAAAAAGGATCTTTCTTTTTCCTTTCACTGACAATTCGTTTAATCGTACACTCTTTACATTCGTAAGAATATGAAGAAGGTACAGGTCCTCTGTTTTTTCTAGTTCTATAAAATCCTTCGATCAAATTTTTTAATTCACCACAAGTCCTACACTTTCTATCATTTAAAAGCAAATGTCCTAGTCTAATTTGTCCATCTAAGTCCATCAAGATAGATACTCCCACATATACGATCTGTCACCATACTCATCAGCATACCAACGATCTCCATCAGAATCTACAAAACTATCACCGTCCATACCATCGACAATGAAACCAAATGGTGCCATGTCTTGTTCGATTTGATTTTTCTGTTCTTCATAGATTCTCTTACGAACATCCTGATCGGTAAGTTCTTTAAAGTAATCCTGGGCAACTAACCATGCATAGATCACCAAACACATAGCCAAGTCATCATTACAACCTTCTTCTGCTTCGAATGAGTTGTGCTTCTGAATAAAAGTTGTGAGTTCTGCTATGATCTCATAGTCATTAATGAGAAGTTTATTTTCCTCAATCATTGTCTTGAGGTTTAAACATCCAACCTTCTTAACTGTCTTGGACATTTTTACTCCAAGTTGGGTTTTCTTTCCTGAAAACCCCTGTCCAACAATTTGCCCTGCTCTACCACGCATAGAGCACATAAGAAGGTTATTATATTCCAAGTCATAATGAACAATGCTTGCTACCTGATCTCCGACATCATTTACTTCGCATAAGATATAAGAATCGTTATAGTTTTTTGCAACATCCACAATAATGCTAGGAAATAGCATCGGTTTGATTTCATTATTTCGGTACTTTGCAACTACTTTGTGTGGGAATGTTGTGATGTCTATAACTGTAAAAGCAGAGTAATCATTCCCAACACCACGAGCAACGTCAACAGTAATTACATAATCATGTTCTTCTTTGACATCTTCGTAAACATCTAAACCAGCACTTCTTTTAAGAGGATGATCATAAACTAAACTTTTGAGTTTGCTGGGAGCAATCAGAGTATCAACAGATCCTAAGAATTCGCACTCAAACTCAACCTTAAACTGCTGGTCTGATGTATTAGCAATAGTTTGAGCTTTCCAAACTTCATCTCTTCCTGGAACTTCACTCCAATGAACATCGGTTGGAATATATTCGTTCTTCTTCTTTTCCGCATCGTGCCACATGCGGTAGAAGTGATTCATACCGTGTGGTGTAGAAACGATGATTACTTTCGTACTCTTACCAGAAGTAATAGTAGGATAAACAGATGCAAAGAAGGAATCTGCAATATGGTTTGGAACGAACGCAAATTCGTCCAAGAAGAGGATATTGAACGACATGCCTCGGACAGCACTTGCAGACGTAGAAGCAGCCAGAATCTTTGATCCATTCTCTAATTCCAAAGAACCTTTATTCCAAGATATAATACCCTGCTGCATCCATTTGGGAAGGTTCTCGTATGCAGTCTGTAACCTATCCAGAAGCTCTCTTGCGGTTGCTGCTTTGTTTGCGAGGATACCTATGTTAACATTGTCGTTAAAGACGGCATAGTGCAGCAGGAAGGACACTACAGTGGTTGATTTACCAGTCTGTCGTGGCATCTTACAGATATTAAATCTATGATTGTGGAAGTTATTAACTAACTTTTCCTGAAAAGGATACATCTGGAAAGGTTGCAATCCCTTATCCAGAGTCACAATCTTTACATAGTTTTTTGCAAAGTAAACCGGATCCTCCTTACACTTGACAAACTCAAGAATCTGATCCTGAGTGAACTCAATAGGAGTGTTTGCTTTTTTTAGTAATGGATTACCAAGATAAACATCATTTGACATAACGAAAACCTGCTACTTAATTACAATTCCAACGACGGAGTGCTTTATTGATTCTTGAATCTGGATCTCTTGCAGTTTCTGCTGAGGTGAGTTTTGACTTCATACCCTTCATACGACGACAGAAAGAAGCACGACGTTTTGCTCTTTTACCTTCTGGATTTTTTTCAGTTACTGCTGTTTGTAACTTAGAACCTGGATTCTCTTTGCGATAAGCATTAACCGCCTTCTGACTCAAACCATCAGTCTTATCTTGACGATTAACTTTTTGCCAGTCCTCACCAATAGTCTTATTTGTTAATAGATAATTTTTAGATCTTTGATCAATAACTTGAATCAAAGGCATTCCTGGTTGAAGTCCAGATACATTATACTGAAGAACTTGAGATCCTGGATAAACCTTTTGAATCTCATCAGTCACATCTTTTCTAGATGGCATGTTTGGTTGTGGGAAGAACATTCTTGCCGAATAAGTCTTTCCTCTCCAAGAAAGAATGACAGCAATAATGTTACCATTTTCTCCTTGAAGACGAGTTGCTTCTTCCAACTCAACCTCTTCACTTACAGATTTCCAACCACCACCTTTTGATTTATACCATTTTGATGCCCAACCATTAGCATATGCACTTGGATAAACATCAAACTTTTGTCTAGCAAGTGCCTTTGCTCTAGACCAAAGTTTTGGATTGGTTGGTTTATTCTCCTCTTCCAACTTCTTCAGTTCTTTTTCACCTTCAATTTGCTCCAGAATCTCATTAACTAATTTACTCTCACTAGTTGGAACACAATTTGGAACAATTTTCTTTCCCTTCTTTTTCATGCCAACCTGCTTATATCCAGACCAACATGCTTCTTCCATTTCTCCACTATCCACATAGTCTGCAGCACTATCCAAGTAATCTGCTGCCTTTGTAATCTTGGATTGTACCCATGCTTCAATATTACCTTCACCTTTACCCATTTTCTTCTGAAGTCTTTTAACTGCAGCTGCTACAGTCGATAATTCAGATCTTGCCATAGAATATTCGTGATCTTTCACTGAAAAATCCTCCCATGCTTTCTTACCATAAGAACACTCTGATTTAGTTTCTCTCTTGTCACAAAGAGGGCAATATCTTTGCTCTTCCATTTCTTCCTTAATCTTATTAGATACCATGACGGGTTTTCCTCCTTTACCAGATCTATCAGCAACAGGATCTTTTGCTCTCTTTCTTCTTACGGCAGCAGCAATTTGATCTCTTGACATTTTTGCTGCTTTTTCTTTTGAAAGGCATTTTGGTTTTGGTTCTCCAGGTTCACGAGCACATTTACCAATTCTTTCACCCTTAGTATTATATCTATCCCATCCTCCACCACCAACACCACCTTCTCCACCTTTACCAAACCAATCACGGAGATCTTCAGACACTTTTACATCTTTGAATTGCTTATGATGTTTCTTAGCATCCGATTCCATTTTCTTTAAACGAGTATAATAATCAGGAATTTCATCTAAATGTTGAAGGGCAATTTCTCGAGCAAGATCATGATTTTTAGTATGTTCATGCTCAATGGGTTCTCCCATATCAAGTTGTTTCTGAATAAAAGAAACATCAAGTCTATGCTTCTTAGCAATCTGTTCAACTGTTTTGTATGGTTTTAATTGCTCTTTCATTCAAAAATAAGAATCCTTTTTATATTTATGAATCAATAGTTGTTCGGATAATTTTAAAGTTTACTGGAGTTGCTCCTGATGTTGGAGTTGCTAAAAGTCTTACATAATTACCAGAAACATCACTATCAAATAATGATAAAATTCCAGAAGTCTTCACCGTTCCAAATTCTGTATTATAAGTAGTGCTACCATCATGAACAACTAAAAACTCTGTTGTTTGATAAGAAGATCCTTGGTCTATTTGAATCTGATATTTTGCTGATCTGAAAGAACTCTTCAGAAAACTATCCAAAGCAAATTGACTTGAAGTTGTTGTTGTAACTCCAGATACATTGATATTGGAAAAGTTTTTTTGACTAATGAGTTTAGGCATTTGCAGTTTCCAGAATACTTAAGATCAATTTAAATGTAGAGTTTGCACTTGCGGAAATAACCACAGAATCACTGGTTTCTAAAACTAACTTACCATCCATCGGCACAAATGCATCATTTGGAGGAACTGCTACTGCTTTTGCAATTTCTGTAGATGTTGTACTTCTTTTATGAGAAACAGTAACTGTTTCTGTGGTTGATCCAATATTTGTGATATGAGCATATAACACAATAGAAGTATATCCAGTGGGTGCAGTATATGCAGTCTGAATACCTGTGGTTACTTCTAATGTTACTGTTTTGAAATTATTGAGTGCTAATTGTGCCATACTAACTTAATGCTAAGATGAACGGTGTCATTTGATTAAATAAACTTCTTGTAAATGCTCTACCACTAATTGTTCCATTATTTTGGTTAATGATAATACCATCACCAATTCTAAAATTACCTGCTTGATCTGTGCTTGTAAAAACTACTCTTCCACCATTTCTGGATACAACTTCATTTTCTTGAACTGCTACACCACCTCTTTGAGGAACAGCAGTAGCAATATCATTACCAGATCCAACATATTCAAATGTATGAGAACTTGCTGTAATTGTGCTTACTTGATAGAAATAAGCAGTGGTTCCAACACCAACAGTGTTGTTCAAGTTTTCATCTATTGTGATGGTAGTTATTCCAGATACTACTGGAGTTGAACTATTTATTGTGTAGTAAACAGGAGAAATATTTGCTGTAGCCGTTGCAGTTACTCCAGCATCTGGTGCTGAAATAGTGACTGAAGGTGCTGATGTGTATTGGGATCCACTAGAGATAATGGTGATAGTAGAAACACGGTCACCCTCTAAAGTAGCAAAGGCAGTTGCTGTAGATCCATTAGGACCTGATGGAGTTCCTAATGTCACAGATGGAGTTGAAGTATATCCACTACCACCATTAGTTACTGTGATACTTTCTACTGTATAATATAAAGTATCGAAGTAAAGAACTTGACCCTCATATGGTCTCGTAGTTGTATTGATTGCAACTGCAATTCTATCTGTTCCTGCAGATGCACTGGTTGTTACTATTCCCGTAAACTGAAGATCACTCACTCCATCAGCAACTAATCCATAGGTTCCAAAATCGGTATTACTATTGGTTAGAGAACATTGTCCTCCTTTGTAAGCAGTGATTCCTTCGTTGCAGCAAATGGTAAAAACACTGACTAATTGGGCATAACCATTATTAGTTACCGCAATACCAACTCCACCTTGATTGTATTGAGTATAACTATCAACAACCATTGACTTCAATCCTTCAGCAAGATTTCCGTCAATTCTCATTCCTGTTCCAGTTGTTGTGTTGCTGGTGCAGTTTTGAACGTAAGGACTTTCCCAACTACCACCACTAACATTACTAGCTCCTGCAGGTGGGAAGGCAACCGCAGCACTCGGTGCAACGTGCCCAACAAAAGTCATATTTGCAAGATAAGTTCCTTTATTAACATAGAAAATATCTTGTGTTGAATTATTTGGAATAACAGTTACTGTTTTTAAATTATCACCAATGATTGATACAAAAGCAGGGACAGTTATTGGATTATTTTCATTATAAGTTCCAGAAAGAACTTTAATTGTAGTTCCTGTCTGAGCAATTGCTACTGCCCCAGCAATTGTTAGTTTTGCATTATCTATTGATGTTCCATTTTTACTATCATCACCGTCTTTAGCAACATAAATGACATTTGGTGCTGAGTTAATACCAGTAGCACCAGTATTAATTGTTACATTATCACCTATAGTAACTGAAGATCCTGTAATGAAAACATCACCGGCACGAATCGTATTATTATTACCATCAATTGTTACTGATGCCTTACCTACCGTAAGAATACCAGTAACACGAGCATTGCCATCAACATAAAGTGCAGTACTACCGAGTCCAACATAGACTGTTCCAACACCACTTAAGGTATTAAATGTTGCAACCCCCGCAACTGAAAGATTTTGTTGAACAATTACATCACTTCTTGCAGTAATAATACCAACAGAATCGACATTAGTTACATCTTCATAAGTTAAAGTACCTGCAATTGAGACATTTCCTGTAAATGTAGCTGCAACACCAATAATATTTCTTACTGTAAGATCTGGAGTTCCACTAAGTCCTGTTGCATTTCCTGTTAAATTTCCAACAAAAGAAGTTGCAGTAACAACTCCTACACTCATTCCCAGAGAAGATGTATTTCCTAATCCAAGAGTTGTATTTAAATCTCCTCCAGAAGATAACGCAGTGCTAGCAATTCCAACCCATCTTGAGTTTGATTGATCGTAAATTAAAAGTTTTCCATTCCCAGTAGTCTGATCGAAAGAAACATCATCGAGATCCTTAATGAATCCAGCACCACCACCTCCCATTGACGAGAGTTGTGTTTGGATTCTATTAATGAAAATTCTATAATGGTTTGCAAGATCATCTAATGTGGCAAATTTTTGATCAAGTGGAGTTAATGGATCTGGAGCTGCTCCAATTGATTCTTTTTCTTCGGGTGGTTCTCTTAATATACTTTCTTGTAAATCTTTTTGTTCAGATTTAATCGTTCTTACAAGATCATAAAGATCTTTAATGTCTTTTCTTACATGCTTAATATCTTCATCATAATACTTAACCTCAGGAAGACTTGAAATTTCCTTCTTTAAATTTTCAAAATAATCTAAGAGAACCTTATCTGTCTTTATACTGTTCTCGTTAAATTCTTTAAGTTTTTCTTCTAAATTATTTTTGAGTGAATTATACTCATTTGTAATTTGTTTTTTTAACTTACGATCATCATCTTTAAACTCTTTATGATATTCCCAAATTTTAAGAGATGATTCTCTAAGTTGTTTCCAAATTCTATCTTTTACTTCTTGATATTTTTCATCCAGTTCCTTGATTTCAGTTTCAAGTTGAACTTTAGTTTCAAAATGTTTTGTTTCGTTTTCTTCTACAACTTCTCTTAAATTAATTTCTACTCTTTCTCTAAGAGTTTCAATAGTGTCATTGACCTTAATAAAATCATCATCAATAACACTAAATGTCTTTCCAATCCAAGAAAAATCTGGAACCTCGTTTACTTCATTTACCCATTTAGGGAAAACTGGAATCTCAGATTTTACTTCTTGAATATCTTTCTGTAATTTTTCAATATCAGAATCATAGTATTTTACTTCAGGAATAGAAGATGCGAGTAACTGAATAGACTCACAAATATCCTCAAGTTCCTTGTCGTAATATTTTATTTCTGGAATATCAGGAATGCTTTCTCTAACATCATTAATTAATCGAAGAACTTCATTGAGTTCAAAACTCTTTTCTTCTGGTACAAATTCTTCAATTATTTCTTGTATTTCTTCCTCTTCTTTTTCAATAAAAGTTTCAACAGATGGTAATTGCTGCTCTACCTCTTCTGTTAAAAAATCTTCTACGGAGGGCAAATTGTCATTATTGACAAATTGCTCAATCGAAGGTAACTCATCCTTTGGCATTTTATTAGTAACAATAGTACTTTGGGATTTCTCTCCCCTTTGTACTATTTATTATCTTCAGTAAGTCCGTTTTTCAGTAATTTAGATAACTCTGCTGTTGATCCAACAAAAAGTGCATTGGTAACATTTGTTGGTCCCTTGACTTTTTGTTCATCAATATCTTTGAGTTTTTTCTGAAGATCTATTAGTTTATCTGTAGCATCTGCAACATTTTTAATAAGTTGCCCGGCAACTTCATAAGCACGAGGCATTTCACTTTCTTGAGCAAGCTCTAAGATGCCATTTAGTGCTTCTTGACCCTTCTCAATAATTGAATATAAATTTCCTCTTGTATATTCATAATCTTTTTTCAAATCATCAGAAACAGATGATGCAATAGATTCTACCTTTTTCTCTACAGACTCAACTTCTGCAGAAACTAAATCTCCAGTAACATTAAATGCATCATTTAAGTTGTCAAATTTTTTAGTCATTTTCATAAGGTTCCATCAAAACCAAAGTCGTCGCCAATTTGAATAAGAGCATTATCTGCTGCTGTTATAAGTTTAATTGCAGTTCCTGCAACATGAGATACTGCAGAAGTGCTATCAGCACCTCTTTCTACTGTTAATTTATTTCCACTCTTAGATGCTATTCTTAGTTCCTCACTGTCAATTGTGATGTAAGATCCAGTTGCAATAGAAGAAGCATCATTAACTTCAATAATTGTTTGGATATTTGTTATATCCTTACTCAGATTTGTTACAACATTATTGGTATAACTTTGAATTGCTCTTGGATCTACCGAGTATGTAACCTCTCTTGATGGAGTATTTGTGCGATCTCCTGCAATATAACCAATAGAAACTTTTTCGATAATATCCTTGGAAACATCCGCAACAGGACCAAAGAGATATGTTTTTGCTGTAAATCTTAGAGTATAAATTAATGCTCTTCTGGTAGAATAATCACCCTCATAATCATCCTGCATTGTAATTCCTTCTAAAACAACTGGAACATCTCTTTTTTCTCCAATTGTTTCAACTAAATCAACACTAACGGTATATGCTGGTTGGAAGTATGGAATAATTTGTTCAATTATCTGAAGCATATCATCATTTAATTTTGTCATAATACTAAGTTCAAATGCCATATTATATGGCACCGGCATAAATGCTTTCCTGGGTTTGGTTTTATCTGTGCTTACTGCAGATAAGAATGTTTGAGTTGTTGTTACTTTCCTAGAGGTATCGTAAGTTAGTCCAGTAAATTCAAATGACATCCTTGGAAGACTCATTTGAACTGGTTTATTTAAATCGGGAACCTGTTCTAATCTTGCCAAGAATTTTTGAGTCGGACCATAAGCAAGAGGAACTTTCATTGTACTCACAACTTGATTAGAGTTGTTTGTATGCTTGATTGTAATATTATTGAACAAAGAACCAAACGAAATAATAGTTCTTCTTAATATTTCGTGGTAAAAATATTCAAACATTTGTCAGGAAAGTTAGATATATTATTTATGGGTTTCCAAATGGATTTGATTCGTCAAACTCTATGATAGAATCTGCTTCTTCTTCTATTACCTCATTTTCTGCAAATCTATCTTGTAGATTATATGTATCGATGACTCTTAGTTTATAAGAAGCACCGGATTTTGATCCGGTAATTACATCACCCTTTACAAAAGACCCTTTAATATTTGATACTTGCAGAATGTTAGTAGTAGCGTTCCAATTTTTAACCATAGCTGTTGTTCCACTAACACTTCCAGTCACTATTTCTCCAAACTGATATGATCCTGTTCCTGAAGAATATGGTGAAGATATTGTTATTGTTGGTGCTATTGTATATCCAAGTCCAGCATTTCTAATATAAATGGATGTTACAACACCAGCATTATTGATGTATGCTGCTGCAATAGCAGTAACTCCTGCCCCTGGTGCTGGAGTGAAAGAAACTGTTGGTGATGTTTCATATCCAGAACCACCAGAAGTTATAGTAACAACTCCTACAATACCATCACCAATTGTTGCAGTAGCAGCAGCACCTGCACCACCTCCACCAACAAAAGCAACTGCTGGTGGAGTTGTATAACCATATCCAGGATTAACTATTTCAACGCCTTGAACTTTGTAATTTTCCGTATTTCCATTACAATCCACCAATCCTCCAATCATTGTTGCTATACCAACAGCAGTTAGTCCTCCAGTTGGAGCAGAGGAAATAGCAACTCTTGGTGCAGATGTGTATCCGTTACCTCTATTCTTAATGGTTATGAATCTAACTCCACCATTTACAATTCCTGTAATAGCAGTGGCAGTTACTCCAGAACCTACCATAGTGAGAGACTGAATATATCCCTCTTCTTTTACATTATCATCAATAAATTCAGTTCCAGTATCGATAATCTCATCTTCATATCTAAAGAGTTCACATCTCAATTCATAAACATATGTTTTTTGGAGTTGATAAAAAGGTTTTTCGTGCTCAACAAACTTAATTTCAAATAATCTATCCCCCAAAGGAAAATAAATTAAATCACCCTCTTTAGGTCTTGTTGATAATTCAATATTTGGAATATTTTTTATTAATGGTGTTATATAAGTCTCAAATCTTTCTCTCGAAATTATCAGATTTAAATCATTTAGAGGTTGAACACCAAATTTTGAAAGAATTGTTCCCTGTCCCTCATAACCATCATATGTATCAACATAAGCCTCGATTGGATAAGCATTATCAAATTTGGACTCAATGACTTCTTTTATTACAGTTTTTTCCGTAATATATCTTCTCGGAATATAATAAATTTCAACCCCGTACATTCGGAGTTGCTCATTAATTAAATCCTGTACTAAGGATTGCTCTGATTTTGATCCTTGAAGAAAAAATGGATTGAGCATGTTATCCGATCATATCTAATGGAGGAAGTTCGTAAGTATTTGACATTCTTTCCATAATCAAGTCAATTTCTCTTTGGGCATCATCATAGATTTGTCTGCCATTAAGTTCAATACCACCCGGAAGTTTTACTCCCTGGAATTTAATCAAATTTTGACCCCACTGACGTTTAATCAAAGCAGTTAGATATGGTTTTAGGAAAGAATCGTTCCAAACTTTAGAATAATCATTAGGATCCATAGTTCTGAAACAATCAATAACAAGATAAGTATCAGAACTCATCGCACCCCAATCAATATCTAGATATAATCGATCTTGTCTTTTATTAAATCTAATCTGTTTCTGCGTAGTAAGTAAAAATTCAATATCCTCAAGATAAGTCTTCACCATTGCATAAGTAAGAATTTCGGTAGATCCCCAATAATAAACATCATTCAAAAACAACTGATACTTAACACTAAACATGTTGTTAGTGATAGTATTAGTTCCGTCAAAGTGAAATATCTTGTTAACACCAATCACTGATGGTGGAATTTGCAAGTAATTGCTAGTTTCATAAAAATTAAATTGAGTGGTGAGTCCAACATTTTGATTGACAGTGATTGTTGAAACTCCTACACCATTAGCACCAGATGCTTTTCCTCTATTAATATCATCATCTGTGATTTTATATTTCAAGAAAGTTTGATACACACCATCAAAGTGTCTTTCTTGAAAAAATTGAATGGCATCATCAACCAAATCTTCAATCTGCTCGTCGGCAACATTAATTTCCAAAACTGGGGCACCCAGTTTTCTCTTACAATAATCAATTAATTCTTGTCTACTAGATGGTTGTGCCATTTATCTTATTACCCTTAAGATATTTATGGTGCTGATGATATTCCTGGAATAACTAAAATATTGCCAGATGCTAGTCTATAAACAGTTGTGCCCGAACTTACAAGAATATCATAAACATATCTTCCCCCAGTTAATGATCTTGTTTGGGTGGATCCCAAAGATATATCAAATTTTCCACCAGCAGCACTTGTAAATCCTACATTAAAAGTTGCTGCTGCATAAGAAGTTGATCCAATGGAGACACTTTTTGCCATCTGAGAAGAACCCGTCCATCCAATAAAATTGAATGGATTACTAGCAGTATCTTTTACTATAAAACTATCTTTAAAGGTAGCTCCTGTGTTAATCGTCAGATTAGCACCGTATGGAACTCCGGAGGTTGGATCGAATGTGATTGTGTGAGAAGCCATTAGAATTTAGATACAACTTCTTGCTGTCTTAAATATAATTTAATATAAGATTTTGCATAATTTTTAATCACTTCAATATCATCTACACTATCTATATCTCTAGAAAGTTTCTCATATTCAAACATCTTATTAACATCTTCTAGTTTTATTTGATCAGGATTCATTTGCCAATTTCCTCAATAAATTTTTAATTTCATTCAAATCATCTTTTACATTAATAAGTTCATTTTCTATATTTTCTATTTTCTTAGATTCCTGTTCTTTAAGTTTTCTAGAATTTATATAGTTATTATATGCTTGCATGTCAGTATTAATTATTGCATTTGTGGATACATCACGAAATAAATTAATTTCATCTTTTACTTTCACTCTTTTCATATCAAGCAACAGCAATAACTCTTAAATCTCTCAGTCTAGGTGGATATGATTGATTTGTAGAAGTTCCTACAAGTTTAATACTAAAATATCTAAATGACTCTAGATTATCAACAGTAAATTCATAATCTTTAAATGCAATTTCATTACTATCAAATCCTAGAGTGTCATTTTTTGGAACAAAAGTATCCGATGTTCCATCATTATTTGCAGGATCAATTACTTGACCAGACTCTATTCTATTAGAATATCCAGGGAATGGATAGTAAATAGGATCTTCACTTGGGTTGGTTGTAATAGAGTACAATGCTCTAAGATCTGCATATGGGTTAATATAAGCAGATACAATCACTCTTATAGAAGTTGCTGGAATTTCTAATTGAATATTGTTTGTGGCATAAATGAAGGCAGATGGATCATCTTTTATAGTGGAAACTCTAGAATCCGTAGCATAATCAGTAATTACGTTATTAACTCTATTGGAAACTAAAATCATTCCTACACGATCAAGATCAATAACTGGAGACAATCTGTTATCTGCAGTTGCTAAATTAAATCTAACCTCCATAGACTTATTCTGGAGGTTATTTGTTAATTTGGTGGTTTCATTTACCCGAGATGCAACTATTCTTGGTGTAGAGAAATAATTATCTTCATCTAAAGATAGTGGAACGAATTCCTCATTTTCAAAAGAAATTTCAGATCCAGAAATACTAGTTCCACTTGTAGTTTTAATTTCGGCATTTAACTGTGTTTCTGGATGAACAACAGTTTGGACAATTGGTCTTGCAACTTCAAAAGCAATATTTTGAGTTGCATTAATGTTTGATCCACCAGTTGATTTTGTTGAATTTAAATATAGTTTTGGAATACTAGTTCCAACTGTTCTATCAATACCATTTGTACTCATACCAACTCTTACATGATAGTAGTCTAATCCTATAGGATTACTTACTGTAGCATCTTGAAGTTGATGAGTTGTATTAATTCTTCTTAGAGAAACTCCTCCAAGTTCATACTTATAAACAAATGAATTAATAGAATGTGTGCTTACGGAAGTAGAATCTACTCCTCTTGTGATGCCAGTTAAAGTGTTTCCAACAACTCCAGTATACGAGATTATTTCTCTATCAATTAAAACATAACCGGGATTAGTTGTACCAACACCAACACTTTCAAAAGTTGAGAAAGTTGTACTAAAACCAGAAGAGATTGTTATTGATTCTGTAGAATTTGAACGATATTCGAGTGCAAGTTTTGCTGGTTCAATATCAGATGCTGCATTGGAAATAATTACGGTATTTGTTGGAGAATGCATACCATGATTACGATGATTCACTTTAATATGCAGACCATCAGATTCTACCACTGGTGTAGACGAAACAAATACTCCACCATTATTAATTGCAGTTATTCCTGCTCCAGTAAAACTAGAGTAGTTTAAAGTATTACCAAGACCAACAACAAAGTCACCTTGTACGTTATCTAATATTAATTGATTTGTTCCTGCTATACCAGCAAGAGAGAGTCTTAAATTCCTTCCGAGAGAGTTAATACCAATAGAGGAAACAGTGAGAACATCTCCAATAGAATAACCAGTACCTCCGACAGAAACTGTTGCTGCCACAGCAACACCATTTTGAATAGTGATATTTGCTTTAGCATTTATACCGTTACCTGTTACTGATGTCAAAGAAACATTATTATATGTTAATGAACCACTGGAAGGAGTATATCCAATACCAGCATTGATAATTTGAAGAGTTCCTGTAGCAGATCCAGCTGCTCCAACGTAAGTTCCTGTCGCATTAGAACCAAATTGTGATATTTGATTTCCAATAGTTAAATTGGAATCAGTTACAGTAGTTCCAAGTCCAACTCTAATTCTTCTAGAATTGATTTGAATAGAATCTTTTGGTAAAACAGCAATCTGTTTATTATTTTGATTCAATTCTGGGTTGAAGAAAGTTACTGATCCCTGATCTGAGAATACTGCAGAATAAAGATTAAACTTCAGATCTTCATATTGGCTAGGAGTCCATGTTGAAGCATTTTGAGACTTAAATAAAGATCCTAATAAAGTTTGTGATGAAACAAATCTCTGAGCAGATTCTGGACCACTTGCTGTTGTTATATCAACTTCACCTAATCGAGAAATCCAAACATTGTATTCATTTGAACTGGAAATTATAACAACCGCATGTTCTTTATTTCCTGGCAGATAAACAGGTGCTTGGAAATTGATCTTAGTTGCTATGGAAGCATCATCGGAGATATTAATATCTCTAGGATAAACTACAACTTTACTGAAAGGATAAATTTCTGATGTTGGAGTTCCTAAAGAAACAGATCTGAGTTGAATTTCTACTGGCAGTACATTATCTTTGGATTGGAAATACAGATCAATACTCGTAACGTACCTTCCGACATTATCAGAATCATTTCCTATGGTAAAAGTTTGTGCTAATGGGTCGGGCACAATAATCATGTTTCCAAATATATCTCTATCCAATCTACCTCCTTGGAACGGAAAAACAAAAGGAGGTGGTGATGGAGGAGGTGGTGGTGTCCTATCAATAATTTGAGTATTTGTTTGAGTAATAGGTCTTACTGAAGAAACAGTAGCATTTTCAATTAAAGTATTTCTTACACTAAGAATAGTTTCTTGATTTTGTGCGATTAATCCATCAGAGAAGAAATTGGTTTCTGCTAAAGAGACTAACTGACCGGGTATTGGAGAGTTTGAACTATCACTCGTTAATTTTAATGTTTTTGTTCCTGTTGTGAAACTTATATTTGTAGCAATATTTGGATTTGGAACAAAGAATGATCCAATAATAACACCAGTAATATCAGTAATCAATCTTATATTTTTGACTACTGCTCGTGCCGCACTAGATTTACCATTTAAAATCATTCCTACAGAAATATTTCCACCATAATTTCCTTCAGATAGATCGGATAAAGAACCAGTATCTATATTTAAGATTGTCGATGATGCGGAATATGTTGATGGAATTCTTTGAGTTTGGTTGTATGGATTATACTCAAATATGTCACTTGGATTTGCAATGGGCCCATATCTGTGATTAGGGGAAGCAGATCTTGCTCTGAATAAATTTATTGGTTTTGAAATATCTCCAGGACCCAATAACCCCGTTATTTCTTCACCAGCACTAAACGTCCCCTCCAGCATTTCAATTTCGATAAGTTTGGGGATAATGTAACGGTTAACATCTTCTCCATCAAAAAATGCATAAACTCTGGAAAATGGTCTTAATCTCTTTGCATTGAATTCAATATTTCTAGATCTCATGAAAGGAGCAACATCAACACTTACAACTCTATTGCCAAGAGAAATATTATTGTTTGAGTTGAGTGTTCTTGATGTAGTTCCGCTTCTAGTAGCGGTTCCAGTTTGAGTTCTTGTGATAGTTTCTACAAAACCTCTAGTTGAACTATTAGTTGTAGAACCGGTCCAATTATTCTGCCATGCTCCCCAAGAAACTGGATTCCATCCTGCTTGTGGATCAAAGTTGGATTCATTTAACTGAACATTAACCGTTGTAGTTCTTCCTTCAATTCCTTCTACAGTTAATGGTTTTATTTTTACTGGATCGACCCAAATATCAGAAGATGGATTTAATTCTATAGACCCATTATATGAAGTTACTAGATATGGAGTAACATTTTCAATTCTTGTAGCAAAAGGTTGAAATATTTCGGAAACTTCTGTATAATCTAATGTTATTACACCTTTACCAACACTTCCTCTTCCAACACCACTACGTCTAATATTATTTCCGATAATATTGCTATTCGGAGTTTCTTCACCAACAAATCCAAGGGTAGACACTTTACTTCCAAGAAGTAAATCTATTTCAGTTGTATATGGAGATGGTCTTAGTTCTGAGTTATTTGCATCAATACTATTTTTTACTGAACCAGTTTTATTCTGGAAAGATGTTGTTGTAAAGTTATCTACAAAAATTCCAGACTTAAATCTATCCAATCCCGAAGAATCTTTTATTTGGAGATTTTTCGCATTATTTTCTAATAGTGAAAGAGAAGTATAAAATTCTAAGTTTTTAATTCTAGTTTCAAGACCAGAGATATCTTGCATTCTATATCTCTTGTGATCAATTAACGAGATTGATGCATTTTCTAGATTGCAAAGATATGGTGGTAATGTAACTCTTGCAATCTCAATTCCATCTGAAATTTCATCAGGGAGTTGTGGATTTTCTGATGGGGATCCTTGTTTTACTAAAATTACAGGCAATCTAAAATTACTATCAGATAACCTTGAATTACTAGTTTGAGAACTTAAATATATTCTATCAATTCTTCCCAGATAGAATGAATAATTGCAAATTACAGCCTCATCTGATGCTAAAACATTTAAAGATGAGTTTTGTGATCCATCAAAAGATCTGCCATAAAATTCAAAGGGAGATCTAGTGGTAGAATTAGGATCAAATTGATCAACTATTGGTCTAGTGTCGATTATGTCTGATGTTCTATTCAAATCTACCGATTGCAAATCACAATAATCAAATTGATTATAAGAATCTACGACAGTAATATCCCCAGAATCTGATGTTGGAATGTAAGCTGATTCAAAATATATTTTTAATTTTTTACTTGGAGCAGCTACATTTGGTTTTTTGATTAACCTGGAGTAATCTAAAATAGTACTTCTTTGTCCATTATCTACAGTGTAATTATTTTTGATATCATTAGATCCTGAAGTAATAGTATTAATTACAGCAGTAATTCCTGATTCTTTAAACGTTACACTTTCACCCTCATTGAATCCCAGATCATTCAAACTAACATAATTAATAGAAAGTGATGTTGGTTTTTCCAAACAAATTGCAACATTACCACTTTCCGATCCTATTATTTCTTCACCAATAATTATTTCGGAAGTTGTTGCTGAAGTGGAAGAAATATTCTGTAAAAGAATTGTTGGGGCCGTTGGATTTTGTATTCCTGAAGATTCAAAAACAGCATATACTTTAGTTACTTCTGGCATATTTAAACACAATTCATCATCTTGAACTCTAGTTCCATATGGATAATTGCCAAAAGTCAAACCATCATTATTAGTAGTATTACCAATGCCACTATTTGTCCCAGAGTAGTTATAGATTGATTTATTGATAATTGTGGAGTTAACTCTATTTTTATTTTTTACTCTTGCCTTGACATTTGTTTTCTGTAAAGTTGCAATTAATCTTGCTGTACCATTTGATTGGAGACCATTAATGGTGAGTTCTCTACCACCAGAAGTAAATACAAATTGATCAGAACTTAGTGGTTCTGTACTGCCATCATTTCTAATTAAAACATATCTCTCTTCATCAAAAGGTAAAAATACCTCATTCGATAAAATTTCTGTTGGAGATACCGTTAAAGAGTTTGATGAAATTGTAACATTAAACTGCTTTCTAATAACAAGTTGAGAATCTGAAAGATCTACTGAAGAAATATATTTTTTGCCAAGTGGTGTATATAAGGTGTTATCGGATGAGTTTAAGAATCTTGATTTGAGGATAGTAAAATCAGATGGATTAATACTTGTGGTTGGCAATGCACCTTCACAAATTCCTGTTACTGTTGTAACTCCGGAAATAGTAATGCTTTTCTCTGATACTGAAACAACCCTAGCAAAAACAGATGTTGTTAATCCAACATTAGAGAAGGAAACCAAATTTCCAGCAGTTGCGACTCCAACAAAAGTAAAATCTGAAGAAGTTACTGTAGAAATTCCAGATGAAACGGGTGTAATATTAACAAGACCAACATTTACCGATGAATACTGTCTTGTATCTGCGGTAAATGTTGATGCAGATCCGACAATTCCATACAAAGATTTTACATCTCCAGTTCCATAAGATGTAATTGCGGTTGCAACTCTATTATTCTCTATTCCATCAAATATGAATTTCTCACCTTTCGCAAAAGTTCCTTTTGTGTTATATGCGGTAAGAATTCCAGAATTATTTACATCATATCTTAGGAATCCGGTAGCTCCAGTTGCTTTTCCTTTAATAAAAGTTGGAGTGGTTAATGTGATTGGTTCATTTAAAGAAATTTCTGTGTAAGTTTGAATATCATAAAGAGAAATTTCCCACTGATTAGTGTTTGGAAGAATAGAATCGTAAGAACCAGACTCTAAAGCAAAGTCATATGCCCTAGCAACTCCAATTTCTTTCCCTGATGCCGAAAACTGACTAGAACCAACTCTAGAATCTCTCAGACTAACCACATAAGTAGAAATTCCAACGGATGGTGATCCATATACTCTATTGAGAGAATATGTTGCACCAGTGGAATATATGATGCTTTGATTATTGAGAGTTTTTGTAGTTCTTGGTTTTTCAAAGTCTGCTATAGTAGAAGACAATAATTCTACTTCATAACCCTTAACATATGCCTTTCCTGGAGATATTTTATAGCAACCAAGATCATCTGAAGGGACACTATTTTGATATGTTAATTGACCTTCATTAAAAATTCCATCATTACCTTTTCCATCATTTAGTGAATTTTTAATTTCAACTTTCAATGGTTTTATGTAATAGTCTCCAGACTCATCATATGTTCTTCTTGCAAATTCGTCAGATAATTCGTTATATTGAGTATTTGTGTTTTTTCTAGATATTTGTCCAGATTCAACTCTTAAAAGTTCTACAAAATTATCAGCACTAGTATCATTAATCTCTAATTTTTCTAAATTTGCTGTAATTTTTAATCTATCCGCACCAGGCGCAGCATAATTTGAAAATCCTTTAGCGTTATCAACTAAAGATTCGTCAATATCAGAATTTACAACCTCTTCAAATATTCTAAGTCCAACTTTGTAATTGGAAAAATTATAATTATAATCAAGTATTAATGTTTGAGAATTTACATTGACAAACGTGCCTCTTAAGAAATAAACACCTTCAGACAAGATCACCATGGATCCTGAAATAGATGCTTGAGTGTTTATTGTAGTTGCAAATGCTTGATTTGCTTGTATCGGAGTTATTTCAGTAAATCCTGGAGATACAGTTTCCTCAGTTAATAAATTCTCAGCATCACTAAATGAACTATTGCCATTTGTGCTGGTATTTAAATAATTTAAATAAAGTACTGTATTTGTATTATTGTTATCTGCACTATTTTTCTTTAAAATGTAAATTACTTTTGCCTTAACCCCAGAATCTTGACCTACTATAACCTTGTTGAGAAGATTATCGATATATCCATCTACATCTACATTATTAAAAGTATTTTCAAGAATGACTGCAGGGACTTGCCTTAGATAATTAATTCCACCAGGAATCACAACTGACCCTTCTCGGAAAATATGATTACCAAACTGTTCAATTTGATTTTGAAGGGTTGATTGTAATCCCGTTAATTCACGAGCCTGAACAGGATATCCAGGTTTAAATAAAACCTTGTAATAATTTTTTGCCGGATCAAAATCGTCAAAGTATGGAGAGACGTTGAGGTTAGTTTCCTGTGGCATAATTCTTTAGAATTGCAAAATGACTTTGATATCTTCTTTTTGATTTGATGATCTAGTTATCGAAGGTCTATTATCAACATAAATGATATTTCCAGAGTATTTCTTGACTTCTGGATTTGATACACCCGACGAGAATGATTGACCCAAATAGTATGTTCTATTATTTATTACGGTAGATATACCTGTGAAGTTTGTATCAATAGTGAGAGAATTGACTGTTCCAACAATAGTAGTTGTTCCACCAGTTCCTACTGTAGATGTAAATCTGTTCAGATTAAATCCATAAGTTGGATTTATATTTGCAGTTCCATTTGTATTAAAACCCGCAAGAGATCTATCTTGCCAGTATTTTAAGACTCCTGTATTTTGATCATATGAAATAACTCTACCAACAGCAGTAGATCCAACTCCAATAGTTTGTGTAATTCTGCTATCTGCTGGGAATGAAGCACTACTGTATCCAATTCCAGATAACTTTATTGCTCCAACTGCACTTGCTTTACTTAAGGTTAAAACAGAAGAAGAATTATATGCCTCTGGATTTTCTACAAGACCAACTCTGGCAATCTGATTACCGGTAATAAAATCTGGATTTTCTAAATCATTTTCAATTCTAGAATAAACAATTACATTATAAGCACCTAATTCTCTATAAATGTCTGCTCCATGACCTCCTTGAGGTGGAATAATGACGTTAAAAACAGGTGCTGTTGTACCAGAGGGGACATTACCTGCAGCAATATCAACAGTACCATAAGTATATCCAGATCCACCTTTAGAAATTACAACCGACTCTACCTTTGAATCATTGTTAACAGTAATAGTGCACTCGGCTCCACTACCATCACCTTTAATAGGCACTCTAGTGTAAGTTCTATTAGCAGTTCCAAGACCAACGCCACGATTAGTAATAGTGACAATCTTTAACTGACCACTAGTTGCTGCATTATTTCTAACTGAAGCATTCTCAGTGCTAGTTTCCCAATTCTTAGGAACAGGAATGAAGTTAATAGAATCAAATTTGATAATATCACTTGGTTTGATGGTGTAGAGATACTTCCAAAGATACCCATCACCACTTGTTCCAGCAGATCTTGGTTCTAAATCAACAAAAGTTGGTTCATCAAGTGAGGGTCTTCCTTCTGGATTTTCTGGAGAAGTGCCATTCTGCAAACAAATATAAACCTTATAATCACTGTTTACGACATAATAATTTGCAGAATATAAACTAGTTGCCCCAGAAGGTTTGGAAGTATTAGTTCTACTAATGTCATGACGATACATGTCATAAGTTGTTCCTGACTGCCAAGTGACTTTGCGAACAACTTGCTTTACATCATCTTCTCCAATTTTTTTAAGAGCAATCATTGTATCCCAATAATCATTCTCCTGATCAAAGTTATCCTTTGGTGCTGGAGGAGTTACGTCCCAAGTAGATGAATAATCATTTGCATTGGGAAGACCTACAAAAGCATAATAAGAATTTGAAGAAGAGGTTGCTACAGAAACAAAACTCTTGGCATTCAGTATTCTTAATTGATCAGTTATAATTGCAGACATTTTATGAGTTTTTTATCTATTTATGAAACGTAGTTACGGTATTTGAGAGGATTATATCTTTGAACTTTAGCAGAGGTTGATATACCAACAAGTCCATTATTGTAATAAGTAAATGCCTTGGCATCATTTCTTGTTAGATTGTGAAGTCTTCCCCAACTATATTCTCCATAGAAGTTGCTGTATCCGAGTCCAGAAAGTCCATTATAATTCGATACACTTACAGTTACTTTTGCAACGTATGTTAGTCCAACTCCAACAACATCAGTTTGTCCAATTGAGACCGAAGCAACTTCGTAAACATTATCAATAAATGAAGTTCCAACTCCAACAACAGATCCACTTTGAGTTAAAGATGTCAATCCAAAACCAATATTTGAATTAAAGATCATAAAATAATAACCAGTTTGTATGCCACTTACACCTGTTGTAGCGATTCCAACACTATTGATAGTTGTATCTCTGAGGAAAGAATTTTTTGGAATGAATAGATCAAACACTATTCCCGTAGAAGCAACTCCAACGGATGTGGTTTTTATTCCACTAATAATACCAAAATCTCCATCATAAGAAACTACATCAATAACCTCTCTAGAAATATCTGGTGGTGCTATGAGAACAACTGGTGAATTTGATGTTGTATATCCCGCACCTGGATTCGAAACCGCAATCGAAGAAACTGTTCCTCCAACAGATATTGTTGAGGTTGCTGTTGCTCTCTGTGTTGTTCCAAGTCCAACTGGGTTTTCAATAATCACAACAGGATTGGTAGAGTATCCAACACCACCATCGGAAATGACTATTGAGGATATAGTTCCACCAACAGAAACAATAGCAGTAGCAGCAGCTGCTACTAATTGATCTTGCGAGATAATAATAACTTTCTTTTGAGGTGCTTCACTAGTTCCGTTCTGTAGGTACTCATCTGCACTATCGAAAAATGTTTTGACACTTTCAACAAAAATTTGAGTCGATGCAACTGAAATATTCTGAATAATATTTGATGTAGGAGTAATCAGTGGTTCATAAAGAATTCTATCTTTACCAACTTCCTGACCATTAATAATTTTATCTTCAGTTTGTCTACACCATACAACAGGTCTTGCAAAGGTCTCATCTTGAGTTAATCCAGGACCTGGATATACGTTAGTTTCAACAACGTCAGTTGATACAACATCAGTGACTAATCTAGTATCTTCTTTAAACCTTGCAATATCACTATCGATTCTTAGAGTATCACCTTCCTTAACAGTTTCTAAAAGATCGACATTAATAGTATCAACATCACCTGTTCCTCTGTAGAAGAGAATTTTGGAAGTGTCTCCTACTTTTGGTGCTTCTTTAAATGTAATGATACTTCCACCATTAAAGATGTATGAAACATCAGGGACTTGTAAAATATCATTGATGAAAATCAACAGATTTGCCTTTACTTCAATATTAGATCCTCTTCTAGATCTAATGGTGGTTTGTTCTCCATTAATTTTAATTGGGAAAGTAGTTTTTTCGCCATCAAATAAAGAATCTATCGGATCAATAACTTGAAGGTCTCCAATTGTCCATCCAGTAAATTCATCAGTGAAAGTTTCTTCAACTATAATTTGAAACTCTCGGAATGAAACTGAGGTATCTGTTGGGATTCCTGTAGTTCCCCCAATAGCAACAGTAAGAACTTGACCTTGACCATAACCATATCCAGTATTTCTAATTTCAAATGAAATTACACTCGAACCTTGACCAACTACTATATCTGCAGTGGCGGCAGTTCCAAGTCCACTCGAAGAAGAACTATAAACAAGAGGAATATTTGAATATGAGAGAGGATCATCGAAAATAACAATAGGTGGATTTGTTGTTGTATATCCGGTTCCTGGATTTGTGATAGCAACTCCAGTGACATGACCATTTACAACTGTTGCAATGCCAATGTAGGTAATATTTGGAATTCCAGTGCTGGAAGTTGCCACTCCAACATTAACGGTTTGTATTCCCGATCTATATCCAGATCCACTATTTCCAATACTAATCAGAGAAATTGTTCCTGCGATAGAAACTGTTGCTGTTCCTCCTGCTGAAACTAAAGGTTGATATCCAAGTCCAGAAGTAGATCCTACAGAAACAATTACTCCACCAAGAGGGAGGTTACTTGTATTAATATCGTAAGAAGTAGAAGATATTGATCCAGTAAACGTTATAGAAGTAATGCCGGTGTTTTCCGAGAGATCATAATCACCAACAATTTGAATAGCACCAACTCTTGCTGGACCTTGGAAAATATCATTAATAAGAATAATTGCATTACTTGTAGAGAATCCAGAAATATTGGATCTGTTCGATTTCAATGTAAATGTGTTATTGGTTCCATTAAATCCTGAAGATATATCATCGAAGATATAATTATGAGAATATGGTTCAGAATCTCCATTTAGGATTCCAGATCTAATAAACGATCTTCCACTAAATGTAGAATGAGTTTCTACGCCAACAAAATCTCTACTATCTGGTGGATTTGTAGTTGATCCAATAGGAGTTGGTCCATATGGAGCAGTTACAAAATTAATTGTATTTCCTACAATATTAAAATCACCATTAACTTTTGTAATTGTAGAATTGACAGCATGAGTTGCAATACCAGTTCCCATCCATGCTCTTTGAATGAGGACAACGTTAGTTGATCCAAAACCAACTGAATCAACTCTCATAATTTCATCATCAACTTTAACCAAATCTCCACCAAAGAAGGATGTAATTCCCGAGAAAGTCAATCTATCATCTACAATAGAAACTTCCTTTGATGCTGTTGTGGTTACTGAAGTTGCAACGATTGGAGATTGAATAAGATTATCAATTCCAATCAAAACTCTTGCATTTTGATTTGTAGAAACAAACCTATGAGAAGTTCCAATTCCAACTGTCGTTATATCTAAAACATTTGGTGGATTGCGAAGAGCATCTGATGCAGATGCAGCCACTCTAACTTTAAGATCACTTTCTTTTACAATATAAAGAGACGATGGTAACTTATCAGTTGATCCAACTCCACTGATTGTGGTTGTTGCAATACCAATTGCTTGTGTAGTTCCTGCTCCCGCAAAGGAGTATATAACTTTTTCACCAGTTATAAAGAAATGTTCTGGTATTGTAATTGTATTATTAGTTACACTTACTATATCAGAATTACTTCCGTCAAAATATCTTTCAAAGATTGGTTTTTGTTTGTGAGTCAGTCCAAATGCTCTCTTGACATCAGTTTCTGATCCAGTATAGAATCCATATCCAGTTCTTATAAACGCATTAGTAAAATCTATGGTTCTATTTGCAATAGATGAATTAACTAATCCTATTGGATTTTGGTATACCCTAACTTGGACATCAGTATTTGCATTTGCAGTAAATGTAAGATCAACATTACCTGATGAATTTACAGTTGCTCCAATTAATCCAATAGATGAACCAGTTTGTATGATACCAAACTCTGTTATGTAAGCCTCATTATCAGCATCAACTACGATAACCTCAGAAACTTGGTATTGATTATTTGTCAAGTCTTCTGCACTAACAATATAATAACAACCTTCGTAAGTTGAACTATAACTTGCTACAGTTGTAATTCCTGGAGTAGGAGTAGATGAAATAGCAATATAACTAGATTGAATTCTAGCATCGTTGAATACTTCAGTTCCAACTCCAACAGAAAGAGTGCTTGATATTGACACTCTTGCAGAGTTGACGTTATATTGAATAGATGTTGTGGTATATGGAATAAGATCAATATTGATATTTGACCCTGAATAATATGCGTGATAAGTTCCTAATCCCAAAGTTGAATCAGATTCTAAATGAACTGTATTCAATTGACCATATTCTTGCAATATGATATTAGTTCCGTCATGCAGAACTGTAAATTCCTCAAATTGATGATAAGAGGAATTTGTGGCTCCGATTTGAACCAGAACTTTAGATGATCTATAAGTAGAAGCAATACCAACAATTGTTATTGCGGATGAAGTACCAGAAGGAATATTAGTAGTGGCAGAACCAACAAAGACAGTATCTCCAAGATTTGTAGATCCAATAGAAGTAATAGAGTCTCTAATGTCGAAAGAAATTGTACTTACATCATAATCATTAATTGTCGATTTTGTTGGATAGAAGAGAAGATGTCCATCAAGTCCAGTAATACTAAAATCAAAGGATCCCATGTCATAGTAGGTATCAACTCCGCCATATTGATTAATATATGCTGTCGATCCATCATGAACAAGAGAAACTATAGATACCTGTTTCTGAGAAGTGAATCTTCTGTCTTTGACAAAAGTTAAGTATTTGACAGATCTAGAATCTAATCTAAATGTATCAACAATACTAAATTGTGTTGATCTTGGGTTGCTATTAAATTCATCACTAATATCATCAATTAAAAGAACTCTATTTCCAACAGACTCAATATAGTCTTGAAGAACACGAGAACCAAATAATATTTCATCAGATCTGGAACTTCCATCAACAATAAAGTTATTTTCGGTAACTAAATCAAAATCATAAACACAATTGAGGTCAATAGAACGAGAAAGGTCTGCAATTCCAGATACATCTCCTAAGTTTTGTTCAGTATTAATTCCTGAGATAACTGGAGATGATTCAACTACCAAGTCACTGAATCTCTTAAATCCTGCAGTGTGATTTAAATTACTTACAGCATCATTCCAAGTATCGACAGAAATTTGAGATTTTAAGGAGTATGAGAAATACTGATAGTAATCATTATCGTGAACTCTTTGGAATTGATTATCTAAGAATCCAGTTTCCGTTTGCCATCCTTTTACAACGGTTGAAGCAGATCCAACTACATAGTTTGATCTGGATATGGTTATATTACCGATTAAACCACTAGAAGTTGAAGTTCTACCCGTTATGAGTTCGCCAACACTAAACGTGTTGTTAGTAGAAACTTTTAATGTTTCAGTTATTTCGTTCCAATCGACTACAGTTCCAGATGATTCATTAGAAAATACAGTTTCTCCCTTATTAAAAGTATTTTTCTCAAGAACAACATTAAATATTGGAAAATGCTTTTGTGGAATAATTCTTCCTGAAGAATTTGCAACATTAAATGTGCCGGGTACTTCTCCGTCAGAAAGATAATTTGAAATGTTATAAGAGACAGTAGCTCCAACACCTCCAATGTTTGGATCAGTATTTACTACGGTAAACAGTGTGTAATTGTAGTTTGATGAATTATATCCTTTTCCGGTAGATCCAACACCAACACTAGTATTTTCAATAAGAACTTTATCTCCTACATTAAATGGAAAATCAGAAACATTACTAAAACTAGAACCTAAAGTAACAACAACATCTTTTGAAGATGGGATAAATCTAATAGAACTAATTCCAACTCCATTATTATTGTTAACTGGAATAATAATCGGGGTTACATTATTAATTGACTTAGTATTTTTTAAGATAGTTACTGTTTTAGAGTCTAAATTGTATCTAAGATCTACATCAGATACAACTTTATTTGCAAGTCCATCCAAAACAACAAGATCAGGTGCAATAGAATAACCTTTTCCTACGGATGCTATTCCAATAGATTTAAACGATGCTTGTGGTGTTACTTTTATAACATCAGGAAGTTTTGCCGTTGGTCTTACCGAATAATCATTTGAATAACCAAATCCAATGTCATCAATGGTAGTTTTAATAACTTTTCCAATGCTATCGGTAGATAACTCTAAAACTTCACCAGATCCAAACTTCGAAGATACATCTATAATTTCGGGAATAGATTTTAAATTGAGTCCACCATAGTTTGTGGATATTGATTCAATTTCACCATAAGCACTAGTTGAATTTGTTATGTATGATATTGAAGAATTTTCCTGATTGTATGAAGATCTTTCTGGAGTACTTGATAGTAGATAAGTAAAAGCAGTTGATGCAATTCCAGATATTACTTGATTTCCACTATAGATGCTTTCTTTAATGTTTATTGAACTATTATCAATTATTTCATCATCTACTATAATTTCCTCCTTTACCGTTGGAATAATTTCAAGGTTTGTTGGAGTAAGTTTATAGTATAACTTTCTAGGTGTAGAATCATTTACCTTTAAAGTTACTGTTGCGTTAGTATCAATACCAACTCTTCCTGTTTTTATAATTTCGACGTTACTAGAATTTGTAAATTCAAATGGAAACTTAAAGTTAGAATCTGTATAAAAATCAAGATCAAAAGCAGAATACAAAATTCCACTGTTTAGGAAAGAAAGGGTTGGACTTGATACATCAAATATCAGAGTATTTTTATTTGTCAGATTAATAGATGGATTTATTGAGGAAATTGATCCATCGGATGATGATGTTATGTTTACTTCATTTCTCTCTACTCTAGATGAGTAATAATAATTGTTAGAAAGTTTAATGGTATTTTTGTCAACAACGATAACATAATAAATTCCTTCATTGGAAAGACCTCCAGAAGGTGCTGTTGATGTATAAATTACCTTTTGGCTTGTATATAAACCATGATTTGGTATAGTTATTGTATTTCTAGCAATATCAACTGCAGAAGCCAAGAAATTTAATTTATTGATAACTGCTCTTCTATTGTAATCATCATAAGAAACTGAAATTTGAGTAGAAATTCCAGAAATAACATTTACAATAACAGAATCGCCCAATTTAAGTCCATGTGTTGAAGCAGTAGAAACAGTCGCCTCATTTTTAGAAATATTACCAATTAATATACTTTGATAATTGGTGGTAAAACTGTGAATTTCTCCAGAACCAAGATTGGTGAAATATAGGAGATTTGCTGAAGTAGATATACCAGCATAATAACCAGTAGTTCCTAAACCAACTCTATAAGAACTAATACCAATTAGATCAGATGTCAGTCTTGTTGCATAAACAACGGAGTTTTCTGACAGTTGATATGAAGATATACCATCTGTAGAAATTGATATCTGATTTCCACCATTTGATGAATAAATCAACTCATCTCCAGATGTTAATTGATGATTTGGAATATAGATTGATCTTGTAGGGATCGAGATTTGAGTAGCACCAACCCCTGGATTTGAAAAAGTTAATGTAGTTGCAACTCCAGGTCCAGAAGTAGTTCCTATACCTAAAGATTCTGATGGATTAAAATAAAGTTCCTTATTTAATTTGTAATCGTAATCATTTTGAATGTTTAAGTCAATATACAACTTTCTAGTAACTTCAGTTATCGCAACACCAACAGAATATGTACTAATTCCTGTTGTTTCTCCAATGTTCCTAAGAACTCTTACTCTAGAAGATGGTGCATCAATGTTTAATATTTTTACTCTTTCATTAAGAATCTGATAAATGTCATTTTCTTTTATGAATGTTTCAGACAGATTTCCAATTACATTGAAATAAGTGACTAAACCGGTATATACGGTTGATCCAATTCCAGTAGATACTACTAAACTGTTTATTGAATTTGAAATAGTTTCTGTCTGAGAATTTTCAAAATCTGAAGTAAAGGTTACAATATCTCTGTTATTAAAGTAATGTGGTGTAGTTGAAAACGCAACATATCCATTTCCTGATGGATAAAATTCCAAATTAGATAACTCTGAAGTTGCTACACTAACAGAACTTACAGTTTTCCCCTTAACAAAAGAAACACTAGCTACTGGTTTTTTGGAAGAAAGATCTGTATCTTTAAAAATAACCTTGTCATTTACTTGATACCCTCTTCCTCCTGTCAAAATACCAACAGAACTTATTGTTCCACTTGATACTGATTTTACATGAGAAATTTGTTCTCTAATTTTGTTTGGATTGTATAAGAACTGATAACCACTATTAGATTTTGTAATATTATATGGTGTGGTATTGCGTAACCAATTAGTTTGGTTAATATCAATATCCGACTGATTAGATGATTTTAAGAAATTAAACCCTTCTGGTTTTGATTTATAAGTATTTCCTATAAAATATGGAAATACTGGTAACTTATAATTTCTAAAAACTCCAACTGATTCTACATCACCAGAATTGATAGTGGTAAAGTATGCGTAAACACCATTAGGATATTCTGGTGTTACACAAAATCTTCCATTATTTTCATCAAGATCACCATTACCAATAAACTCATAATCATCAACAAAGAATCCAGCAGGATATAAAGTCGTACTTGGTCTATTTGGTTTAAGTTTTAACTGATAACCAGAAACCATTGATCTAACAGATCCACCAGTAATTGATGAATATCCATACGGACCATAGATTGGATTTCCATCATAAGCCCATCCAATAATCGGAGAGTGTGCATTTGATACTACTTCTCTTCCATTAACAATCTGTAAATCTGGTTGATAAAAAATTTGACCATCTTTATATCTTGTTGCAAGAACAGAAGACCTTAATTTTCTTGGAGAATAAAGATGGAAGTACTGAATTCCAAAACCAGAAAAACTATCCTCAAGAATACCATCATCATTCGTAATTTGATTTGTTTGTAAAAATCTTTCAAATAAATTAATATTCCAAGATTTAATAGAACATTCAAATTTTGCAGATTGTCCTGCTGGTATTACTTCAAGACTAGTATCGGAATCTAAATATCCGATTCCACCAAACACAACATTTACTGAAGTGATGGTTCCATTAGAAACTATCGGAGTTAATAATGCACCAGATCCACTTCCATGAACTATTATATTTGGTGCCGAATTATAGTTAATGCCGGGATCATTAATGATCACGTCAACAATTGATCCGTTGTTAATTACGGGTGTTAATTGAGACCCACTTCCATTTAAGAGCAAAAATTCTGGTTGTCTGTTATAATTCAATATATCATCAGATCCAAAATTATTTCCTCCATTCTGAACATGAACAGATTCAATACTTCCCCGAAACACTGGTTGAAGCACTGCATTAAAATTCTGTCCGGTTAATGTGGAAACTCCAATGGAACCAGATGCAGTTACTGTTATTGGTTCATAGTTAAAAATATGAATACCACCACCAGCACCAATAAGATCGACATAATTTTTAGTTACATAATTTATGTTGATTGGTTGAGTTGTGGAAGTTCCCACTAAAGATAATTTAAAATTATCATCATCAACTTTAGTCACATAATATGTTGAAGTCGATGATAAACCTACTACGGAACTCTCGGTGAAATTATATGTTAATACTTCTGCATTTTGATATCCATGATTTTGGATATTGATAATATTTGATGCTGTATTAATTCCAGATACTGTAGAGGTTCTTTTCTTATTTTCATAACCAGATCCGGGGTTGGTTACTGTAATTGATCCTATTTTTCTTTTTTTATTCGAGGATTTAAATCTTTGAATTCCAATCCCATTATTTGCTACTGAAACCGTGTTTACTCCAAGAATGCTATCCGAATACGTAGAGTGGAGTTTAATGCTCGTGGAGTCGATTACAGACACGAAATATGACGAATTTGTAGACAATCCTCCAACTACTTTTTGTCCTTGAGGATCATATACAACTTGCTCATAATCTCTAAATTTATGATCACTGATGAATGAAATTTGTCCGGTGGTCGCATTGATAGCACCTGAAGTTGGACTTGCATTAAATGTTACATAATGATCAAAAGATATTAAATTAGCTTTTGCCTCTGCTAAAGATCCATTACCTCCAGAAATTGTAATCTTTGGTTCTTCCAGATAATCAAATCCACCATCTACAACATCAATTCTATCTAAATTACCTTTTACATTACAATAAGCAGTTGCACCAGATCCTACAGCATCTGAAATTTGTAAAACAGGTGGATTGATTATATCATAACCAGATCCTGGTGAAGTTACGGTAATTTCTTCAATTGGTCCATAAAAAATGTTACTGCTTGACTTATAATTGAGTAACTCTACACCATTTACTAAAATACCGGTAGAACCAGGCAAAGTCTGAAACTGATTTTCATCATCAACTGGAGTAGATACCTTTCTAATCAGTTTTTGAGGTTCTAATTGTTTTGTTTTTAGAGTGCTATCAGATACAAAAGATGAAAATTCTAATTTATTGTTAGATACGGTTCCTGATACAGAAACAATTTTATTTGCATAAAGATTTGCTCTACTTTTGGATAATTGAATTGTAGAACTATTAATCTTTTTTACAAAATAAAATCCATCAGGTATTCCAAGATTATTTCCTGTACCATTAGATCTATAATAAACAGCATCACCAGTGTAAAACGGATGATTTTGAATGGTTAAATTATTTCCACTAAAGGTTCCTGAAAATGTTACTGACCTATCATTTACTGTTACCTTTTGGTTCAAATAGGTGGGTAAAGATGGAGATGCCACATATAGAGATTTTTCATCATCAGCATAAACATTTTGTACATTCGTTGTATACTTACTCAGAGTAGGATAGTTACTAGAGTCAAATCTAGACAAAATCTTCGTTACATCATAAACTTGATTAGAATTTAAAGATCCTTGACCAGAAACAGTAATTGATCTCTTATTCCTATAGGAAATTACAGTTCCAAAAACTTCAGTACCGGGTCTACCAAAAGATGGAAGTATCGAGACTCTATCACCAATAACAAAAGAATGCTCATCATAAAAATTTAAAGCGTAAGAATTATTTGAAGAATCAAGTAATTCAACAGATTTGGTTGTGTATGAAGTTGATACATTAAAGAACCAATTATTGAACTTATATTCTTCTATCTCATCACCAAGAGTTTTTATTTTAATTGGATCACCAGCAGAAAACGAACTGTTCTGATTCTGTAATTCAATGTCTGATAATACTCCCGTTACTCTAAACTTTACAATTTGTTGAGAATCATCATATCCATAAGCATAAAAATTTGATTTTATTTCAGTTCCACTTGGAATTTCTTGAGTAATTCCTGAGCAATTCAAAAACTGAGTAAGAGTTTTATCTGTATATGTTATTGTAATCTGAGATCCATTTTCCAAATCTACAATTAGTTTTCCTGACTGAGGAAAACCTACGGTAGAGTCAACATCAAGTGAAGTTGAGCTTGGTGTAAAACCACCAACACTAGAATCTACATCTTTGATAGATGTAATACACAAAGTTTTTGGATGAATAGAGAATTCTCCAAAAATAGTACCATCAACATCAATATCTCTTTGATATCCAATGTCTAAACTAAGAACATAATAATCTTTATTTGCCCTTTGAATTCTTTCTACCTGAGTTACAGTTCCTCTTGCTTTTGCTAAGAATGAACTCTCGTCCTGATAAACAGTCCTGTTTACAAGTTGATTTATATTTCCATTAATATTTTCAACAACCAAATCTCTAGTTACTCTATAGTGAGCATCAGATGGTTGAATTAGATAGTCTTGTGGTCTTATAACTGTAACGTCTTTTCCATATAAAGCCCTGAATAAAATTTCAAAAGAACCTTCAGTTCCTTTAGATGAATAAAAGTCTGCTGCTTGCTTGATAAAGAGACCATCATTCAATCCACTAAAAAGTGTTCTATCCTCAAATCCAGGAGTTACTTGAGTTTTTAATTTTGTAAAGAATTTTTGAAGGAAAAGAATACTGAGGTTTTTTACAGTCGCCGACGAACTATGTTCCTGTACGGCAGAATCAGTAAAAACGAGTTCGTCCGGATTTGATGAATTATCTAAAGATGTTGTCCCACTAAAACCCCTAATACATCCAATAAAAGAGGTTGCAGTTTTTCTGGTATATGTTATTACTTCAGAATCAATTAAAAGAAGACCGTAAGAATTAGGAAATCCAGCAGTAGAACTTACATTGATAGTCGTATCGAAAAAAGATACTTTGGATGTAAGAGTAGTAGAATCAATTAAATTAGATAAGTTATCTACTTTTACATATTGATCTAAATTGGAAATTAAATCATATGTAGATCCTTGACTTTCCAGAGACAAGTAATATTGTTTTAAGAATTCTGAAACTAAAGGAAATTCATCCTTTACGAACTCTGGAAGTTGATTTTCAACAACTGAACTAATTTTGATTCTTGTTTCTGCCATTTTGTTATATTCTTACGAGGTCTCCGTTGGAATAACTTGAAGTTACCGTATATGTTGATCCAGAGATATCAGAACCTGAAGATATTTCATCTGATACCATATTTAACACACTAGAAGATGCGTCTAATTGTAAATATAAATCCTGTAATCCAATGACATCATTTGATCTTGGTGACACTGAAATTTGAATAATAGATTCTCCTCCAATATTTTTAGAAGTTGAAGTAATGTTGACTGGGTTTAATATAATTTCACCTCTTTCATAATCAATTCTACCAACATTGTTTCTCACGACTGTGGGAGTATTTGTTGAAGTTATAGTGAAGAAAAATATAGATCCTGTTTTTCCATCAGAATTTGGAATATCTGACATATAAACTGTTCCATTCACTGAACTAATAGTAAATCCAGAAGACTTAATATTATATCCACTCATTTTACTGACATGAAACGCATTTCCATAACATATCTCATAGTCAGCAAATTGATTCAATGCGGGTCTCATGTCCCTTCTCATAATGATTTTTGTTATGTTTGAAGTGATAGCACTATTACTATCGTCAATCAATTTCAGAAACTTACTATACTTAAACCTTGCCCCGTACTTATTCAGTTCAGAAGAATTTGCATAAAGGTTTATATTGTTTGATACTATAGTCTGCAAATAGTCTGCACTAGGAGCTTCGTTTGAGTTATAATAAACTGCGGAATTGAATTCGACATAAAGATACTTAAGATCTAAAATTTCTGGAACTATTCCAGCAACACTATATTTTCTTAAACTGTTACGAATATTTTCTTTTACTTGACTAGAAACAAATGTTCCATTTATTGGTTTAATGGAAATGTAAACCTTTCCAAATCTTGGAGGATTTAAATCTTCACCACCAAAAACGGAAACGGATTCTGTCTCTGGATATATTGTTGGGATTATAGTTTCATAGTCTGTTGCCGTTACAGCTCTATTCTGAGAGGCGTATATTCTCGGAGCATATTTCTTGATAGAATCTACAGATTCTATATCTTGTCCACCTCTAGACTGTGTGTTAGTAGTTAATAAGGAAATTCCAGTTGTAACTACTCTGTTATTATTATCAATAATTCTTCCATTAAAGGTAAAGGATGAAACACCATTTGCGACTTCACCTGTAGTTGTTACATAAGAAACTTCGATATAATTTTGATTATCAAGTTTAACTCCAAATACACCATCACCAAAAATGAGTTCGTATCTTTGATCTTCGATCTCTTGAATAAAAAATACTTTAGAAGTAGAATCTACATCAAGTAAACTAGAGGATAATGTAAACTTACGAGTTACTGTGCTTGATTGAGTGTTTCTAACGAGAACAGAGATTGATTGAGTATCAATGTCGGAGTTATCTAAAATAAACTTTTGATTAGGGTTATTTGAATCAACTGTAAAAGTTTTTACTAAGAAGGTTCCCTCATAAACAGAAATATTCTCAAAAAGTGCTATTCCATTTATAACTGGACGAGTAACGTCCTCGGGAACAGTAAAGGTATAACTTTGATTACCAAAAGAACTTGATGATGTACAAACAGTTCCTTTTTTAAGGGTAAGAGTTAATGGTCTTGTCGTAAATCCTGTTGTATCAACAAAGAAAGAGATGTTTGCTCTTGCTGATGTTTTTGATCTTGGAACATATCCAATATTTCTTGCAAGAGAAACAACATTCTCTCTTAAAGTTGCACTGTCAATGAACACCTCATTGCTAATCATATTAGCATTATATGAAGTAATATAGGTATTATATGCTAAAACATCTATCAACGTTGATAAAGTTGATCCTTCGAAATCATAGTCAGTAAAATTTGAATTCGATCTAAGGTAATCCTTAATCGAAGTTTTTATCTGATCGAAGTCTAGGTTAGTGAAGTTTACTAATGCCATTATCGTGTTGGCTGTAATGCAAATGATAATTGTTGGGGTAATACATCAATTCCAACAATGTAATAATTAATAGTTACGTTAAATTCATTATTATCATAATTTGGAGATACATCAACAGAGATCAAATCAACTCTTGGTTCGTAGTTATTGATGGTATTGGTAATTTCATCCTTAATAACAGAGGCAGAAATCTCATCCATATTCTCAAAAAGTGTTTGAGACACTCTAGAACCAAGATTTTCGTTAAAAAATCTTTCTCCTGGAAGTGTAAAGATGAGATTTCTGACTGAACGAGCAATAGCAGTTTCATTCTTAATAGAAATCAAGTCATTATTCAGGGGATTGACCTGAAATGACATACTAATATCTTTGAAACCTCTACTTAGCCGTTCTACAGGCATGAAAATATTATAAATCTATCTTATTTATTCGGGTTTTTTGAATTCATAAAGAGGTTCAGTGCCATATTCCCAGTCATCATAGTCCTCATCATTACGAATTTTTTGATGAATTTCATTTTGATGGAAAAAATCATGTTTTTTTGGAGTTAAATCATCATTACTGATCTCTCTCAGCATTTTTTTCTCTTGAATATTGTCAAGAACACCATAATCTGAGGTTAAATGCGTGGTTCCCCACAGTTCATACATGTAATTTTTGTCACGATCTGCTGGTTTCCCCATTTTTGCTCTCCTGATCTGTTAAATCAGAACTTTTTACGGGGTTGCTATCCCGTTTTTCAAGAATATCATAGTCATTTTCGAGTATTTCTTGCAAATAATCATCGTCCCACATGTCATAGTATGTGGTTCTAGCAAGATTTTCTCTAAATTTTCGCAACTTATCGGTTGGTTGAACTAAAATTAAGTTATATTTGCCGTTATTTGTCTTTATACCCTTAATATAGGTGTCATATGAACCACAGTCTTCAAAAAATTTCCATCCAGGGTGCTTTGAGTTATGAAAATTAACCCAAAATTGAACAGCATCTAAGTCAAAGTAGTCTTCTACGATGTATATTATAACCTGATAACCTTCAATTGGTACAATTTCCTCAGCAGGGCACTCCACAATCTTATATTTTGAATGAGATGCAAATGGACAAATCGCAAATCCATTCAGTTCTTCTCTCACTTTTGATACTTCTTTTATCCAATTAAGGATATAAAGTTCTTTTTCAGTAAACATAAAAAAAGAGTGCTTATTACTATTTAAGCACCCTCTATAAATTATTTTCCTTGTCCCCGATACCTTTTCTTTCTACCGTTACGAGACGTTGGTGAGAGCAGGGTCCGGGCAGAACGTCCTTGACGTGTCTTCTTTGGTGCTCCTGGTTCAAAAATAGTTTTGTTTGATCCACCTTTAGCCATTAGATTTCCTCCAGTTCGAGTTGTTCAATATCAAAGTCCTCTTCAGTATAATACTTAGAGGAAAGTTCGTCAAGGATCTCAGTGCATTCTTCATAACTGAGATCCTGATATATCTTACGTCCTTTGTATAAGATATTAAATGCCATTAGATTACACGAGTTTTTTCATGTCCTACACGAATACGAGGATCACACCAGATATCAAATCCTGCTTCTTTCGCATCAAGACAGAATGAAACATCTTCACCACACATATCTTGAACTGCACCAGATTCAAAGACTTGCATCTTAGGAGCAAACCAGGGATACTCAAGATTCTCAAATACACCCTTCTTAATCAGAACCCAACCAAAACCAGTATAATCAACAGTAAAGGGTTTACGACGCTTTGAAATACCTTCTACGTTCTCATGATTCATGACTCCACCATTCTTACGGAAGTCATCTTCTTCCAACCAGTGAGCAACAGAAGTCGTATGACCATCCTCAGTTGCATACCATCCTGCTACAATCTCTTTCTCTTCACCATCTTCAGACAGTGCAAGATCACACAGTTGCCAGAACTTTTCAGTATTGAATACAATATCACTATCAATCCACAGTTGATAATCGTAAGTCAGTTTACCATCCCAAGGAATCTGCTTGGGACCACGCAGAACATTTGCTCCAAGTACTTTACAACGAGCAAAGTTAACCATCGATGAGTAGTCTTGAGAGATCTGAATACTCATGTTGTTTTGCACCAGATCAAAACAAAGTTGTACAAATGCCTTCAGAAATGTAAATGAGCACCCACGACCAGGAAGACAAAAGACAATCGATTTGCCCTTCATTCGTTCCTTAATCGCATCGTAATCCCACTCTGCTTCCTTGGGTTTCGGTGCATTAGCCTTCAAAGTAAATCCTTTTGCCATAAGAAAAAATAACCTTCAGATCAATTTTAACAGTCTATATATGCTCTTGTCAATAGGAACTATCCAACGAGACTTTCCGGTTCACCATAAGTTCCTCATAAGATAAATCAGAAACTTCATAATCCGTATGCATCAAACCTACCATATTCTTTAAGGTCTTCCAAGTTACCTCAAACTCATCCTCTCGAATTGAATGAAATAAACAACGGTCCTTTGCATAAATGTGATAAATCTTTTCCATTACTCTACTCTCCCATAATGATCCTCTAACCTTATAATATCATCCTCCTCACATATTCCTATCTGTGTCTCGATGACTGTAATGCCGTTCTTACCTGCTTTAAGACGATGAACCTCCTCCTTACCAATAAAAACACTATCACCCACCTCTACGGTCCTTACAGTATCCTCATGAGTTAATTCTCCATCACCCTCAACAACTATCCAATACTCTTCCCTATGGAAATGATATTGGAGAGATATTGATTGATTTGGTGAAATAATAATTCTCTTTACCTTATAATCAATCTCCTCTAATAAGTTCTCAAATAACCCCCATGGGCGCAACTCTGTGGTCATAAAATTTTTTCCGGGATTTTTTTATCTCACAGCATTATATATCAACACAAACAAAAAACCGACAGTGCCTCCGAAGATCGTAAAGCACTGCCGTGGATACCTTATTAACCAACCCGCAAAGACAACCTTCCAGAAGTTCCAATAGGGTCTCTTATTTCTTCTTGCCACCTTTCTTTAAAGTCCTCTTATCAGGTCTCGAATATCCGTTTGAATGAATCCATTTGACACCCATTTTTTACTCCGGGAATTTTTTATTAGATTGATATTTAGAGGTCGAATTGTCACCTCTGTAGGTTACAAGGACCCAGATTCTTATATACCCCCCCCCGTAACGCCCGCAGGGCACATAACCGCAACACCCTAAGAACTGCCAATACGCATAACGAATAAGAGTCTAACATAAGTGCCCCCCAGTGTCAACCAAGGGGCACACAGTTAGTATCAGAACTCGATCACATCTGCGGTCGGTTGAGCATAAGCAACGTCACTCTGATTGCCTTCGATAAGAGTATCGAGGATCTGCAGAATCTCATTGCCGTTGTTACCTTGAGCCAGCAGAGAAAGCATCACGGACTTAGACATAATAACGAAGAAAAGTGTTGTGAACTGTGTGTGTTTGGTGAGAGTGTCCCTAGTCCTCTCATTCTAGGATCGGTCCTAGTTCTTGGAACGTAGGTAGTTTATAGTCTTGCCCAGGACTTAAGGTATAAGGTCCTTAGAGATCTGCGATGACTTCGTTGAGTTCTTCGATGTCAAGTTTCGGAGATGCATACTTAACACCATCAGGAGTAGAGTATCCAACACCGATCTCTTTTACGAACTCTTGGTAATCATCACACTGCAGAGCAAGGTTATAAAGACCCTCATCATTCTGAATCCATAGAGCAACGTTCCAGGTCTCGTAGTTAGCATAACCGTTGTAGGTAGTTTCGAGAGTGGTGGTCATCAGTGGTGTGTCCTTACACTATAGGTACACTTTCAAGGTGAGTAACTTTGAGACCCTGAGAATCACCAGGAATCGGGTGTGCTCAGGTCCTCAACATACGCAGAACACTTCTCAGCAGGTTCTAACTTAAAGAGTTTGTCCCAGTCCATTTGATGCGGGTCGAAGTCTGCGAAAACCTCAAGATCCAGGGTTACACGATAACGGACCTTTTGCGCCTGACTGTATGCAACTGACATAAGTGTTCTCCGAATGTGTATGGGAATACTATAAGACTTCTCCGAGTCAATGTCAATGGGGGTGTGGGTATTTATTTGGAGTCCTTATGGTTTTGGGGAGATGTGTGGGGGTTTTATGATACTCGGGGGTCTTGACATTTCTCTGCGGTTGTGGTAGAATGCAGGCAAAGATCACAAGACCTGAGCACATTTATAAGGACATAAGTTGCAAGACCTGAGCACATTTAAATGGGTATATAAGGGTCTTATTCTCAACAATAGACCCTATTGATTCTCAATAAAACATCACTTATTGAGAATGATTTAAACAACTAAAGTATATTTAAAAACACATTTATAATACATTTTAATATACTTTTATCGTTATATTGTGTTTTTAGACATAAAAAAAGACCCCTTAGATGGGGTCTCTTCATTGATTCTGAGTTGCGAATGTTTCGATCCCGTTGATAGCTCGATTGCCTAAAGATGCAATTCCGTTGAACCCTACTGTAGAGAGTACAATACCAACAACGACGCCAATCAGGAACTTAGACATTTACTTTGCGGAGTAAAGACAGGAACTAAACTTACCAGGAGTTGCTAAGACTTGTCCTCCTTTTGCTATACACTGTGCTTCGATCTTTGGGTTAATTGTTTTCAGACCTACAACACATGAAGCAAAGAAGATAACAGACAATAGGGCAACAGTGATAACTTTCATCAGTTCAGACGCATACCTGAGAAGAAGGGAATTGTAGTTCCATCAGACATACGGAAGTTCCAAACATAGTTCTTTTGGAATACACATTCGTTACCAATACCATGAGCACGGAGAAGTGCGTTTAATCTGCTTTTGGTAGTGTTTGATTGCCAACCACCATCGAACAAAGTGATGTGAAAGTCACCAAGTTCAGCAATCTTGTTACCATGAAGCAGAACCTCAGTAACATCACCAAGATTGCGAACAACAGTGTTAGCATTTTTCCACTGTTCACCATCTTTCAGGTTGGAGATGGCATCGTTCATTTGCTTTTCGATCTTTCGCATGAGTGGTAATGAGTCCTATACTATAGGTACACTTTGGAGGTGAGTAACTTTAATTGACTGCTGCTTGGATGTAGTATTCGCCCACAGATTTCATCATTTGAATTAACTTTTGATGAACCTCTTGGACTTCATCTTCATAACCACCATCTCGCAGTTCTTCATAATCAACCTCGCATAATTCACCGAAGTTGAGAATACCATTAGAGTGAATGGGAATGTAGTATAATGTGCCCTCAGTGTCAATAGTATAGGCACAACCGTGATCTTCGGGAGTGTAGAGAATCATTTTTCGAGAGTGATTAGAGGACCTTGGACTTCGCAGAACTCAGACAAATAATAGTCTAGAGTGACATTCAGTTTTTCTGCATCGTGTAGATGTTCTTGGTATTGTTCTGCAGTCAGTATAAAGAATTGAGTTTCAATCACGGTCAATTTCTCCTCCTGTGAGTTCAACATTTTCGAGAATAGTGACAATCTGATTCGTCGGAGTAAGGTAGTCAATTTGGAGAACATTGGGGGCGATTTCAGTTGCTCCGATGATGGTAGATGCAAGCAGGATTTCAATCATTGTACGATGTCATAAGAGAGGGATTTGATACACCATCCAGTGTTATTGGTGATGGTATCTGCTAGATCATCTTCAGTTGGTGAAGTCCACAGACATGAGACTGTCTCTTGAATGATTTCATTTTGTTCATCATCTGTCAGATCTTCATAGTCAAAATCAAACTCGATGTCAGTGATCTTGTAGTAATTCATCTTACAATCCGTTGAAGTAATCATGAAGTTCTGAAAAGTATTGTTCTTCAGTCTCAAAATACCGACCATGAATATTACATGGGAATGTGTGCTTTTGAAACATCGTAGAAGCAACTTTTACATCTTGTTGATCATAACCCATCTCAATCAGGTTCTGAACATAAGGATTTGTGTGTGTCATACTATAGGTACACTTTCGAGGTGAGTAACTTTAATTACCAGTTAATCAGTGTTGCTATGTTACCAAGTTTGTTTTGTTCGTCTACAATTTCCATCGCATGATTGTATGTCTTGACTGTAAGATAACGGGCTTTTCCTCTTGTCTCAGGAAACAATCCGAGTTTGTCAATAATGCGAACAGTGTTAGAATGTTTCATCAGCACGCACCCCACATAGGATTCCAATCTTGCTCAGAACCGATGTTATCACCAGTGATAAAGTATCCCAGTGACAGACGCTCATTCACTTCACGAGTTACATCACTTTTCCAGATGCACTTGCGAGAGATGGTATCAACACCTTTCCAAGATAGAACCTTGAGAACATGATTCGGTGCATCAGTGATAGGATAGAAACCGACGATCATTGTACCATCTTTAGACTGCAGTGTGGGGAACTCGATCATGGTTTCGGGAGTGGTCATACTATAGGTACACTTTCGAGGTGAGTAACTTTGAAGGACTCAAAAGTTCAGGTGATTGTCGATTGCTTGCTGAATCTGTTCAGATAGTGAAGTCGGAGGAATTATGGGATTAACTTCACCAATGTCACACTTGTAGTAGTCTCCCAAACCAAACTTTGCAAAGACTCCATCACCATCTGCAAAGTATCGATCTCGTGCTACATCATCTTCTACAACAATCACCTGAAATGTAGTCAAACACAGAATGATTGCAACATCAAATGTTTGATCGTTCTTGAAATCTTCCAGGGTCTTTTTGTTACCTTGAAAGTTCTTCATCTTGATCACTTGCGTCTGATGTGGTGTTCTCTTGTAGAACAGATTCTGACGCATCTTCAGTTCTACTTTGAGACCACCATACATGAAGTCATAACCAATCTGATCTACGCGGTTAAGATCAGAAAACTTTGCAAGTGCCTTTTCAATAGTTGTTGACTTGGTGAAGTTGTCTGCACGAGAGGTGAAACCTTTGTCACCATAAGTGGAACAAACTACACCGAAAACTTTGTTCCAATTTACACCAGTTTCCAGGTGATCGATAAGATTTGCGATTGTCATAATTGAACTAACTCCGTTAGTGTCGAGTGAATAGTGAGTAACTTTGGGGCAAACTCATTCCCATTGATCTATTCTATCAACCTCCGAACATTTCGTCAAACAGATCACCCATCTCTAACATTTCATTATGTCGATCGAGTTGGTTACGCATCTCAATCAGTGCAGTTTGAGTAGCACGAAGTTTGTCAATCTCCACATTGATATAATGCAAACGATTGTTAATCTGAACACGATCCATACCATCAACGGTTGGAGTTTGATACTCTGTTCCGTTAATTGTTCGTGGTTGGTTGATGACAGTCATCAGAATCAGGTGGTTATACTATAGGTACACTTTCGAGGTGAGTAACTTTTATCACTTGAAAACTGCGTTGACTCCAATCACCTTTGCTGTAGGATTGCGGGCGAGAGCAGTCTCACGAGCATCCTGATAGTTTCGTGCTTCTACAGTCTCCGTAAAGACTTTGCCCGCAATGTAGAGTTTAACTTCGCATTTCATGCTACTGCACCTTCAGGGATTTGAACGATTTGGGGGAGTTTGTTGTCGAATTGATTCATATTGTAGCACACCCATTCACCATTTGTGAAGAGGTAGTGATACTCTTCTGCACCATCAGGTAGCAGATACTCACACAAATCAGAATCTAATCGAGGAGCAAGATCTTCACCACGAGAGGAATAATACAGAGGACCAAGATTCTCTAGAGTTTCATTGTTCCATCCTACATTTGTCCACAGTGCAGAGATGTCACCACCATCAATCAGTTCTGATGCTTTATCATAACTGTTGAAATGTTCAATGAGTTTCACACCATTAAACTCAGGATAACCATCCCAATGACAATACACAGAGAGGATGGAATCATCAGAGAGTTGAATACCAATTCGGGAACGAGTTGCCATAATCAGTTGTCTCCAAAATTGTTTACAAGGAAGTCTTCAAGTTCACAAAGTTCCACCTCATCCAAGGAGGAAATGTAGTTATGCAAAGTATCTGCTAAGACACCATTATTCTTTTGGCAGGTTTCATACAGAAACTCAAAAAGTTGCGTTTTGTTAGTCATAATCAAACAGAAGGAGTGACGGAGATTTCTTTTACATTGAGTCCACACAGTTGGTTGTAGACACGGTTGAGAATCAATTTATCAGCAGTCTTTGCTTTTGATTTCTCATGCCAGATGGTAACACATCCATCATAAGTTTCGACTCGAATGCGATAGTTTTTCATAATCAAACTCCTAGCAGTTCTCGTTGTTCAGGTGTGAGAGTTTCGATCAATTCTTTACGCTTTTGTGCCTTGATTTCTTTCTCTTGTTGTTTCACAAGCATTTCATCTAGAATGTTGTCCATCGTGTAAAAATCATAGTCTCCTCCATTATTCCAACTGGATTCACCTTCATTATCAATGAACACAGTTTGATTGTAGAAGTCGCCATCAACACACCAATCACAATACAGAGTGATTTTATAACCTTCATCAGTTTGACGAAAGGTTGCACCAGAAGGAGAAAGTTTCTGTGCTTTACAGAGAAAATCCAGAAGTTCGGTTGTAGTAATCATTTTCAATCAATCAGGCAGGAAGAATACAGAAAGTGCCGCACCAGTTGCGAACCCATTGTAGAGTTTCGTAGTAAGATGTGCGAGGGTTGCTCATCTCCATTGTAGAACCATTGCGAGGATTGTGTGCAACAGCAACAAAGAGATTATCGCACTCTTTGTCAGTGATTTGCTCAATCCACATTTGATTGACTTTACCTTCCTTCCAGTTTGTGTGGTAGGAGTAGACTTCGGAAACGATGTTGTTGCTCATACTATAGGTACACTTTGGAGGTGAGTAACTTTAATTACCCCCAATTCCGCACCATGTTGAAGTTAGCACGAGAGAATTGATGACGATCAACAACTTTCATCATGCCAAACTTATTGGTCATGACATAACCCTCATGGTCAGACTTCTCTCCGTTGATGGAGCACTGGATGCTATTATCAGTGCGAATGAAGAAGAACAAATCCATCTTGATAGAGTACACCAACTTCCACAAACGCAGCAGGTTGATGTCAACATCGTAATTTTCTGCAATTTCATGCTCATCCACCTCCTTACCCTCACGGATGTAAGAATTGATGACTTTTTTGATTTCTGTTGCCTTGCGTTCAGACACAAACTCACACAAAGTGCTCATCTGTTTGGCAAACTTACAGATGTCTTCGATGTCCTCACGATGAGGGCAAATGTCTGCTCTAGGGCACACAAACTTCACATAAGGAGTATCAGTGATGATAAAGTTCATCGGATATGCAACAGCATCCCTCAGATCATTCTCTGCAACGTAGAACGTATGCGGGGCAATAATGATCTCTTGATTGACTACCTCAGGGAACTGGTAAGTGATCGTGTTGGGACGATAAGTATCAGAACCCCCAAAACCAATAAAATCCCCTTGAAAGATATAATCTGTGCGAGGCAGATAATCAAGGCA